CTTTTAACCAACCATTTAATCCACTTGTAGTATCTATACTTGTTCCGGGTGCAGCAATCCAGAGACCCGAAATACCTGTAGAACTTGTGATATTAATATCAAAGTTAGCAACAACTTTTCTTCTAAATGCAAAAGTGAAATACTGAGTTCCACTTCTTCCAGATGAAAAATCTGGACCAACTGGGAGATATCCAGTTGAGTAGTTCACTTGATTATGAGTGATGCTACCCAATCTCACAACCGCTTCTCTTGTTGCAGTAATTCCCGCAGGAGAAGAAGATTCTGAATATGGGTTGTTGGTGTAAAAATTAGTTACGCCACTATATGATGGAGTGTTTGTAGTAATTCCGGGACCAAAATCATATATTCTCTTACCATTGTCAGTGTAAGTTCCATCACCAAGTCCAGAAGGAACTGCTATAGAAATTTCGGAAATTCCAGATTGAGATGCAGTATGAACTTGAATGTTCGTTGAAATATCACTTGTGTAACTACTGGTTCCATTTACATTCTTAGCACGAACTCTAACTCTATCAACAGTTCTTACGCTTGATGATGTGATTGGAACGGTCAAACTTGCAATAGCATATGGTGAAGACACTCCAACATTAGCAATCGGTATCCCACCACTCAGCATACTTGAAGGACCATCAATCTGAGCATAAGTGTAATCAGTATCATTTGTAGCCGCACTTGAAGTTCCTTCTTGGTTTGTTCCAGTATCAACTTCAACAATATTAGATTGATTAGTATATGTCTGCCCAGTAAGGTTAGTAACTGTCAGTCCAGATAAAGTAAGAGATGGTGAACCAGTATTATAATAAGGAATACCAGAAACATATCGATAAGTGCCGGCAACATTTTCGGTAAGTGTTGCTGTAGAAATACTGACAACGGGTGTAGCGGTTATATCATCTTTCACAAACTGCACTGTATTAGTATTTCCAGTAGAACTATGAAGCAACTGCATACTATTCACACCAGTTGCTAAAGAAGAAACTAATTTAGAAACTTTTGCTTTGAATCCTTTATATAATCCTGGATAATATATGCTTGATGCGAAAGTAGTGGTAGAACCAGAAGAATTCAATAATTGATAATCACTCTCTTCAGTAATCACCAAACTCGTATAAGTTCCTGAATCATCTCCACTAGTTAATACTCGGGAACCATCTGAAGAACCATTCACCTGTGCTGTAAGAGTTCCATTGTTTGCATCATATGCAAAAGAAGAAATTGCTGTTGCTTCAGCAGTTCCACTAGTTACGCGATTAACATCAGTACCTGCTGTTAGTGTTGTACCTCCAGTATTATCAGTAAATCCAGAAACAAGTCTTGGACTAGTCCCGGTGCTAGTAACATTCGATAATGTTTTGCTGCTTAGTCCATCTGGTGCAGTTGGAGCATCATCATAAACTTTTAATAGTGATGTTCCAGTAGCAGGAATAACAGATGGGTTTGCTGTATTGTGTGCGTTTAAAGTTAGTGTAAGTGTATCTCTACTTGTAGAACTATTTGTACCTTGACTCCAAGTATGCTGAAGTCTAGCGGCAGAAGCATCAGCACCTCCATTAGCAGTATTAATTAGGATAGAATCATTAGTTGATCCATCTCCCCAGTTCATTGTATAATTAACTGTTGCGCCATTAGTATTTGTTGTATTATTATCTAAGTATAAAGATTGCCCTTCTACAACATATAAATCATTACCTGAGAGAGCAGTACCTCCAGATGATGCTCTGTATAAATCAAAAGTAACAACTGGATCTGGTGTATAAACTGTAATATAATTACTCTTTGCCGCAGAATAACTACTCCCTGCTCCAATTCCGGAGTTATTTTTGGCGACCAAAGAGATTGAGAATAATCCTCCCGCAGGTTGGGTATATGTATGTGGAATAGAAGCAGAAGCGTAGTTAGAAGTTGTAGTTCCATCGCCCCAATCAACATCATACCTATTTGCGTTTCCGGAACTTGTAACTGATAAAGTAATTGATAAAGGAGAACCTCCAGTCACCACATTTGATGAAAAATCGACATTAGTAACTGCAGTGTTTCTAATAATATTAAATGCCAGTTCGTTTAAATCATCTATACTATTGACAATTTTTGTATTGGTTGTGAATGTATTCAATGCTCCTGATGATGTTAAACTTCCATCATCAGCAGAACCTAGAGTTAAATATCCACCAGTCCCAGAAAATGATGATGCGGTAACAACACCTGTTATTAATACATCATCAATTACATGAAGTTTTGATGAAGCATTTGTTGTACCAATACCAACCTTCCCAGTAACTTCTAATACCGTACTACTTTCGGTATATGATATGATACCAACCTTAAGATTTTTTTGTCTGTTACTGAGATATTTTGTCATTTTCGTATTAGTTAAGAGTTTCTAAAATACTTGCAATGAATTTTAAATTAGTTGCATCACTTCCCGACAAAACTAATTTATCTCCACTCTCAAGAACCAATTTTCCTGAGAGAAGATTTGCAGTATCATTTCCCGAAATTGGATAATTTTTTACCAATTCAGTATCAGTAGAGCTTCTTCTATGAATAAATGTTATATCGTAGGGAGATGCTCCGATATTTGTGACTTGTGCCAAAAGAACAACGCCAGTATATCCGACTGGAGCAGTGTAAACTTCTACTGGACTTGTAGAAACTACTGAAGTTACTGTCTGAAATACATTAAGTGCTAATGCCATGTTATTATCCTCCTAATGCGAGTATGAATGGTGTCATTGTAGAAAATAAACTTCTTGTATAAGATGCACCACTGATTGTTCCTGTTTGTTGATTAATAACAACTCCATCACCAATTCTAAAATTGCCAGATTGATCGGTAGTAGTATAAACAACCAATCCGCCATTTCTAGAATCAGTTTCATTTTGTTGAATAGGAACACCACCATTTCTAGGAAGAGCTGTTGCAATGTCAACACCAGAACCAATATATTCTAGAGAATGACCAGAAGCTAAAACACGACTTTGTTTGAAGAAATTAACTTCACTGCCAACACCAACTACATAAGGAATTGTATCATTAACAGTAATAGTACAGATTCCACTTGAAATTGGAGTCGAACTCAATACTGCATAATATACAGGAGAAATAATTGCCGATCCTATGGCTGTATTTATTCCTGCATTTGGGGAGCTAAAAGTAACTTTTGGTGCAACAGTATATCCCCTACCTTCGGAAATAATATCAACTGAAGAAATTGATCCATTTGTAATTTGCACAGATGCAGTCGCTGGTATGCCCCAGTCAGACTCTGGTGGATCAATAGTTACTATTGCAGGTCCAGTATATCCACTACCTCCAGATGATATACCAATACCTTTTATTGTATAATATAATCTATCAAAATAAATTACTTGACCATCGAATGGTCTTACAATACTGATATTTACTGTTCCTGTATTTGAAATATGAGCATGTGGAAGAGTAGAAACTCCAACATAAACACTAAATGTGGTGCTTGCCATAGAAACCGCTGGCAAAGCGTTTGCTCCATTTATATTTCCTGCATTTAGGCGAGTTGTGATAATACCAACAAGATTGTCTATGAATGACTGTACATCGGCACATGATGATGGACTTGTATTGATGCCTGTAAGAGGATCTGCAATGATTGATAAATCCTTATTTGTTAAATTATTAGTAATCGCAAGTTTCATTAATTCTCTTGCAGAAGTAAACCCAACAATTGTCTGAGGAACTTCTCCATCAACACCATGTGTTAAAATTGATCCATCTAATTTAAAATACGCTTTAGTAGCATCTAAAGTATTTTTACTTGTATAATCTCTAACATCAATCGATACTGCATCTACAATATATCCAATATCTCTTTTGCACTTATCTGGGCTTGGATTTGTGAAGTCAGTATATGCAACTCCTATGGCGTTATATGCCAAATCAACAATTTCTTGACGATTTGATTGAATCAAATTATATGCATCATAGTATCTACCGGGAGCAACAGAAACGGTATTGAATGTATACCCATTTCTTCCAGAAGGATATGTGACTATTCCGGGACCTGAAGGGCAATTAAATTCCAAACCATGTAAAGATACTCCCATTCCAACTGAAAACTTATGGGGAATATTTGTAGTTGCAGTTAATATTCCAGTGGTATTATCATATCTTGCAGAAACTATACCTAAAATTGGAGAATTCAAATTAACTACGAATGTACTTGAATTTGCTGAAGATTGTTCAGTAACAATTCCAGTATAACTCTTACTACCTACACCATCAGCAACAAGACCATAATTACCGAATGAAGCATTTGAGTTTGTTAAATCACATGCTCCACCAGATCCGCAATAGACAGCTATGTCATTGCATATAGTAAACAATGATACCAACTGGGCATATCCACCATTAGTAATAGAAACTCCAATACCATTTTGATTGTATTGTGTAAAGGAATCTGTAACCATACTCTTAAATGGACCAAGAACATGGTTACCATCAATCTTCATTCCAATACTGTTGACAATAAAATTAGTACAGTTCCTAATATAAGGAGATTGGCTTGAAAAACCTATCTGGTTTGGATTAAATGCAAATACTGCTTTTCCTTTATTTAAAGAACCAGTATATGAAATTTCAGTCACATAATTTCCTTCAGAAACATGGAATAAATCTTGGTCTGGATTTAGTGGAGATACTGATACCTCTCTCAAACTATCTCCAGTAATTGAAACTTGTTTTTTAAGGACTAGTGGATTATTTTCTACATAATGTCCAGAAGTAACCTTAATAACTGTTCCAGTTGTTGCTACTGTGAGAGCTGCTCCAATTGTTCTTTTTGCATCTCCGAGTTTGAGTCCTGTGTTTGTGTCGTTTCCATCTGAGGTTACATATAAAATACTTGTTACTTGAGTACCAAGAATTCCCGAAATACCCTGAGCACCTTGTATACCATGAGCTCCCTGAGCTCCTGCATTTCCAGATCTTCCCTGAGAACCTTGAGAACCTTGAATGCCTTGAGAACCTTGTATTCCAAATCCAGTATTTCCTTGAACGCCTTGAGTACCTTGGACACCTTGACCAGCAAATTCTCCGGGTAATCCTTGAGATCCTTGAATGCCAAATCCAATAATACCTTGAGATCCAATACTTCCCTGTACACCTTGTCCAGCAAATTGTCCGGAAATTCCTTGTGGTCCTATAGGTCCAATAGAACCGATATCACCGACAGATCCTTGAATTCCTTGCCCCTCAAAACCTTGAATTCCTTGTGCTCCAATTTCACCCTGAATACCTATTAACCCCTGAGAACCTTGAGTACCTTGCCCCGCAAATTCTCCGGGGATACCTTGAGAACCCTGAGAACCACTAAACCCAGCAGACCCCTGGGCTCCTTGGCCAGCAAATTCTCCGGGGATACCTTGAGAACCCTGAACACCTGTAGATCCAAGAATTCCTTGAGCACCCTGAGAACCCGATAATCCAGAAGAACCTTGAGCCCCCTGTCCAACAAATTCTCCAGATATTCCTTGAAGACCCTGAAGACCTCTTTCACCTCTAGCTCCTTGAGAACCTTCAAAACCTTGAGAACCTTGAAGACCCTGAATTCCTTGGTTTCCAGAAGAACCTTGAACTCCAGTTCCCACTCTACCTTGTGTTCCCTGAGTTCCTTGTCCAGCAAATTCTCCAGATATTCCTTGAAGACCTTGAAGACCTTGGGGACCTTGGAGACCTTGTGAACCTTGGGCACCTTGAGTTCCATCTAATCCTTGAATACCTTGAACACCCTGAATGCCCTGAACTCCTTGTTCACCTCGGAGACCTTGTGTTCCTTGAGTTCCTTGTCCAGCAAATTCTCCGGATAATCCTTGGAGACCTTGGAGACCCTGTAGACCCTGTAGACCTTGAATTCCACCTAAACCTTGAGCACCTTGGGCACCTTGGGCAACAAATTCTCCGGAGATACCCTGAGCTCCTTGCTCACCTTGTTCGCCCTGTTCACCAATAGATCCCTGAACTCCTTGTGATCCTGCAGGTCCCGGTGGACCTTCATTTCCAGGATCTCCTATATTACCTTGAACACCTTGAAATCCTTGAGAACCAACACTTCCCTGTACACCCTGTCCAGCAAATTGTCCAGATAATCCCTGAAGACCTTGAAGACCTTGAAGACCTTGAGTTCCTTGAACACCCTGAGACCCTTGAACACCTTGTCCAGCAAATTCTCCAGGTAATCCTTGAATACCTTGAGAACCTTGCGAACCATCGTATCCTTGAATTCCTATTGCACCTTGAGTTCCTTGCCCAGCAAATTCTCCGGATAGTCCCTGAAGACCTTGAAGACCCACATCTCCCTGAGATCCCTGAGAACCTTGAGCACTTAAACCACCCTGAATACCTTGGGCTCCTTGGAAACCTTGAGGACCAACTCCACCAAACCTACCTTGAGGACCTTGAGGACCTTGAGGACCATTTTCTCCTTGAATACCTTGAATACCTTGAATACCTTGAATACCTTGAGGACCATCTGCCCCCTGAACACCTTGTCCAGCAAATTCTCCAGATAATCCTTGGAGACCTTGACTACCTTGAGAACCACTAGTTCCTTGCAGACCTTGTATTCCTTGAGGACCAAAAATTCCCTGAAGACCTTGAGGACCTCTATCGCCAAAAGATCCCTGAATTCCTTGCAATCCAAATCCAGTATTACCTTGAACACCTTGAACACCTTGGGGTCCAAATCCTCTAATTCCTTGAGAACCTTGAGGTCCTTCGTCTCCCTGAATACCTTGAGAACCCTGAGAACCTTGGGAACCTTGGGAACCAAGATCTCCTTTACTTCCCAATCTTCCTTGAACACCAATTAATCCCTGAGATCCTTGTGTTCCTATTGAACCTTGAGAACCTTGAGTACTTAATCCACCCTGAATACCCTGCGAACCTTGAAGTCCTTGTGTTCCTAATAATCCTTGAGAACCTTGAGCACTCAATCCACCCTGAATACCCTGCGAACCCTGATAACCTAAAGAACCTTGAGCTCCTTGACCAGCAAATTCTCCAGATAGTCCTTGAAGACCTTGAGTTCCCGAAATTCCCTGAGAACCAGAACCCTGAATACCTTGTAAACCTTGAAAACCTATATCTCCCTGAATACCTTGAGATCCGAGATTACCTTGAACACCCAAACTACCTTGAGTTCCAGTTCTTCCTTGAGAACCTTGGAAACCCTGAGAACCTAATAAACCCTGAAGACCCTGAGAACCTTGAAGACCCTGTAAACCTTGAATACCTTGTTCTCCTTGAGTTCCTTGGGATCCTTGCTGACCTCGTAACCCTTGAATACCCTGAGAACCTAATAAACCCTGAAGACCCTGAAGACCCTGAAGACCCTGTAAACCTTGAAGACCCTGTAAACCTTGAACACCTTGAATTCCTTGGTCACCAAGTGGTCCCCTTAAACCTTGAGAACCTAAATTTCCTTGAGAACCTTGTAAACCTTGAGTTCCTTGAAAACCATAATCACCTTGAATACCTTGGAGACCCTGTAATCCCTGAGATCCCTGAGACCCATTATTTCCTTGAGTACCTCTTTGACCTTGAACACCTATAGAACCTTGTGTTCCTATATTACCCTGAATTCCCTGAATACCCTGGACGCCTTGTAGACCCTGCGCTCCATCAAATCCTTGTGGTCCAGATCTACCTTGTGTTCCTTGTAAACCTTGCGTTCCATTAGCACCTTGTACACCCTGTGCCCCATCAGACCCCTGTACTCCCTGAGCTCCATCAGTGCCTTGTAGACCCTGAGAACCCTCAGTTCCTTGTACACCTTGTCCAGCAAATTCTCCAGATAATCCTTGAGAACCTTGAGAACCATCAAGTCCCTGAATCCCCTGAGAACCTTGAGTTCCTTGGGCTCCTTGGGCTGCGTAACCTTCCTGCGTTACAACGAAGTCTGAAGTATATCCTAAAGTGACATTATAATCTGTCATTTATATCTCCTTAAACTGACGCAGAGGGTGTCACAATTGCCATACCTTCAATGATTTTCTTTTTCTTTCCGGTGGAATTGTTAATAATGACAACATCATAATAATGTCTTCCATCTTCTAAAGTTGAAGATACTGTACTTCCCATAGAAAGAATTACCTGTCCCCTTGAAGTAACAATTCCAACAGAAAAGGGCGTTGAAGTTCCTGAAGATGGAAACTTCTTTATTTTAGAGACTGAAGAAAAATTATTTAAATTAAGTGCTGATCCATCTGGATTTGTTACAGTGAAGACACTTTCAAAATCTGTCCCTCTTTCAATTGTTATATTGACTGCTGGAACCGCCA